AATGATTAATCCTTGTTGCGAAGATGGAAAGTGTACTTGTGGTAAATGGCACAAGTAGATGTTAATTTAAAAACAATACTTATAATAACAGGATTACTTTCAACATTAGTAGCTAACGTATTTATTGTAGGTCAATTATGGAAAGATTTTTCTATAATGAAAGACGATATTGTAACCATACAAGAAAATCAAAATGTACTAACCTTAAAACAAGAAATATTAGAATTAAATTATAAAATTAAAAGCCTACGTTTAGAAATTGATGGAGATTACAGAGAATAACAACAACAAAGGACAACAATGTTTAAAAACTTAGCACTTTTACCAGTGGTACTTTCCGTATTAGCAGGTTTGTATGGGGGTGTTTCTTACATAAATAAACTTACAAATGTTATTAATACAAATGAAAGAGAAGTATCAGTTCTTAATGAACGATTAAATAATTTAGGTGGAGATTTTGATGAACAATCTACCACAGTATCTAAATCTTTATCTGAAGGTAGGGAAGAATTAATTAGAGAGGTAACAGAAATCGTTACCAGAGTAGCACAAATCGAAGCTACCATGTATCAAATGAAAGAAAATGCTTATACCTATGCAACTAATGCAGAAGTACGAGCAGTATCAGATAATTATTATAAACTTAGAGATGATATTAATACGTTTAAATATGACTTACAGGAGTTAGATAGAAAACTACAAGGCGGATACTAATGAGATTATTAATAATTTTATTGTTTCTGACAACACCTGTCTTAGCAGTTAACGAATATTTGCAAGGCTACACAAATCAATGTGATAACGGAAGCATAGAGCCTTACATAGAATATAATAGTGATAATACAGATTATGATAACAGTAATTCTTATTCTGACTCAGCTAGAGAAGGATTACGTTTAGGTTTACGGTTTCGTTTTAAATTTGGCAGTAGTTGTACTGATGAACATAAAGATTTGATGATGGACAATGAGAAACTTAAACAACAATTAGAAGTTCTTAAATATTGTGCCAGATATTCAGGTCTTGAATTAGGTGATGAATTTGCAACAATTAGAAAAAAATGTGCAGACGTAAAGAAAAAAGAAAATAAAATAGTATTAAAGGAGACACCAAAAGATGAGCGATTGGAACACCCAAGTAAGTAACTTACAAAAAACCTTAGATGAGATAAAGATAGAAGTTAAGGAAAATAGGAGTGCTATCCAATCTCTCAAACAAGAATTAGCAACAGGCAAAGGTAGTATCAAAGCAGTCATGTGGATAGGAGCGGCTACCGCCGCAATTTGGACAATGATGAAAATTTTAAAGATAGGATAGAAATGAAAACAGAACAAATAGGGAGTTTATTAATGAATGATATTTCAGCATTAAACTTAATAATATTAGTAGTGTTACTTTTCTTAGTAAAAAAGAATAAATGTAACTGCGGCTGTGGCTCATGCTCCAAGTAATAGGAAGTTTATTAGGGGGTAAAGATGGAGCTTTAAAAACTATTGCAAAAGTAGTTGACGAAATCCATACCTCAGAAGATGAGAAACTAGATAAAAAAATATTAATGCAACGTATTCAGCAAAAGTTAGCTGAAAAACAATTAGATGTAAATAAAGTCGAAGCAGGTCACAGGTCAATATTTGTGAGCGGTTGGAGACCTGCAATCGGTTGGGTAGGCGGCTTTGCTTTAATGTTTGAGTTTATACTTTCACCTTCAATAGAATGGTACGCAAAATTTTCAGGATTAGAAATAACTGCTCCTAATATAGAAACTGGTTCGCTTCTAGCAATAGTCACTTCAATGCTCGGAGTTGCAGGAATGAGAAGTTTTGAAAAAGCGAAAGGACTAACAAAGTAATGACTAAAAAAGGATTATATGCAAACATTCACGCTAAACGTAAAAGAATTGCGTCTGGTAGTAATGAAAGAATGAGAAAAGTTGGAACAAAAGGTTCTCCTACCGCCGCAAATTTTAAAAGAGCGGCTAAAACTGCGAAAGGAAAATAACATGCCAAAAAAACCAAAACCGAAACCAAAACCAAAACCAAAGGGATACTAAATGCAAAATTTTTTAGACGAGTTTAAATACTCATGGAGAGGGTTAAATAAAAACTTTAGACGTTTTTTAATAGGTGTAGGAATTATCCTTCTAGTTATTCTTTGGAATAACATCTTTTAATGAATGAAAAGGAAAATCCACAAGTAAAACCAAACATAGAAAAGATAATAGAAGAGTTACCTATTCTTTTAGTTTCTCAAGCCTACAAAAAACTAACTTCAGGTGAAGACCTAACAGCTTCAGAGATGAAAGTGTGTTTAGACGTATGCAAAACATACAGTAGTGAAAATATTGTAGAGAAAGCTAAGAATATACTTGAGGAATTACCTTATGACACTGACGGATAAACGTATAAAGAATTTTAAAAACTTTTTATACTTATGTTGGAAACATTTAAACTTACCTGAACCAACGCCCATACAATATGACATAGCTGACTATCTACAATCAGATGAGAAAAGAATAGTTATAGAAGCATTTAGGGGTGTAGGTAAATCTTGGATTACAAGTGCATTTGTTTGTCACCAACTATTATTAAATCCTCAAAGAAATATCTTGGTTGTATCTGCAAGTAAAAGTAGGGCAGATGACTTTAGTACATTTACACAGCGTCTCATAGCTGAGATGCCTCTATTACAGCACTTACAGCCTAGAAATGAACAACGACAAAGTAAAGTTAGCTTTGATGTTGCACCTGCATTAGCGTCACATGCACCCTCAGTTAAATCTATGGGTATTACAGGACAGCTTACAGGTTCAAGAGCAGACTTAATTATTGCTGATGACGTTGAGTCAGCTAATAACTCTCAAACACAACTAATGAGAGACAGATTAGGTGAAACAGTAAAAGAATTTGACGCAATTATAAAACCTAAAGTTGGTAGAATTGTATTTCTAGGTACACCACAAACTGAAATGTCATTATATAATGATTTAGAAGAGCGTGGGTTTAAAACTAGAATATGGACAGCTTTATATCCTGATAAAGTACAGACAGTAGGGTATGGGCATAAGATAGCTCCAGTTATTAATAATGTTATAGACAAAGAAGGTAAACCTACAGACCCTTTAAGGTTCAATGAAATAGATTTGATGGAACGATTAAGTTCTTATGGTCGTTCAGGGTTTAACTTACAGTTTATGTTGGATACTTCTTTATCTGATGCAAACAAACACCCTCTTAAACTTAATGATTTAATAACTGTATCAGGTTGCTCTACATGGGAAGAAGCTCCTGCTAAGATACAATGGGCTTCAGGACAAGACCAAATTAAAGCGGTTGACCCTGAGTTACCTAATGTTGGACTTAAAGGTGATTATTGGACATCTCCTCTGTATATGTCAGATGAGTTTACACCATTTGAAGGTGTAGCCATGTCTATTGACCCTTCAGGTCGTGGTGCAGATAAGACAGCGTATGCAGTTCTTAAAATGTTGCATGGTGTTCTGTATTTAACAGACATAGGAGCATTAGAAGGTGGTTATTCTGATACTGTATTAGAGAAATTATCTAACATTGCTAAAAGAAACAAAGTAAATCATGTGGTTATCGAGAGTAACTTTGGTGATGGTATGGCTACAGCCTTACTAAAACCTGTTATGGCTAAGATACACCCATGTGAAATAGAAGAAGTAAGACATAATATTCAAAAAGAGAAGAGAATTATAGACACATTAGAGCCTATTATGAATACTCATAGGCTTGTTATTGATGAATTACTCGTCAAAGAAGACTTTAAACTAGACCCTGACCATCAGTTATTTAGACAGATGACTAGAATAACAAGAGAGAAGGGTGCGTTAAGACATGATGACCAAATAGATGCTTTAGCTATTGCGGCTAACTATTGGGTTGAGAGAATTGACAGAGACCAAACTCTAGCTTTTGACCAACATAAAGATGATTTGATTAATCAAGATTTAGAGAGGTTTATGGAACATACCATAGGCAGACAATCAAGAGACGATAGGTGGATATAGTACCCTTCTAACAGGAGGTACTTTATGAAAGTATTAGTATTTATCGTTATATTTTTTAGCTCATTTAATGTATTTGCGGAAGATTATCAAGAGAGGTTTGTTAACACTATAAAGTCGTGTTTAAAAGCTCATAACAGCGTCTCAGAGACGTTTATCCCTGAGAGTCTAGTGATTGCTCAAGGTGTAATAGAGTCTAACTGGGGTCGTAGTCGATTTGCTACGGAAGGTAACGCTTTATTTGGTATCCGTACTTATGATTTAGATATACCTCACATGAAACCTTTGAATAATCTTCATGCTAACTTTGGTGTAAAGATATATGAAAGTGATTGTGACTCAGTAAGTGATTATATTATCTTATTAGAAACATCACATCATTATGAAGGATTAAGACAAACACTAACGTATGAGAACCACACAATGAAAGATATTGTGTATTCTCTTAAAGTATATTCAGAAAACTCTGAGTATCCTCAACTATTACTATCATTAACAAGGAAGTTTTAAATGAAAGACGTCAAAGCTCGTATTAAACAACACGAAGGTTACAGATTAGAAGCCTATAAGTGTACTGAAGGGTATTTAACAGGTGGATACGGTCATCGAATAATGGACGGAGAAGCTATCCCTTCAACTAAAGAAGGTTGGGAAGAGATATTTGAGTCAGACTTTGATACAGCCTGTGTAGGAGCTTCAGAGCTTGTAACTAATCCTAAAGTTAATCAAACCGCTCATGGTTTAGTTGTGGAGATGGTATTCCAAATGGGGACTTATGGTGTCTCTAAGTTTGTCAGGTTTTTAAAAGCGGTGAATGACCAACAGTATAAAGTTGCGAGTATGGAAATGCTAGACTCAAAGTGGGCAAAGCAGACACCAGAGAGAGCTAAAAGTATGTCAGAGGTAATGGCAAATATTTGATAGAAAAATATGAGTAGGTATCATCGATAATGACTATCCAATTTTCCCCATCGCCTCCAAAATTCTAGCCCAAACAGCCAAAAAAAACCCAAGTAAACCTTGAAAAAATTGCTGTATATAAGGAGTTATTATCCTTTGCTAATCAAAGCTATAAAATGTTTTGTTTGTGTGTGAGCTAGGGTCTATTTTTTTCTAATACATATTAATATGATTAAAGTACCCATATTAGTATGAAGGCTTATACATAGCTATATAGTACAGCTATCATTACTCCTTATTAATACACTTAGTTATCATTACTCCTGCATTAAATAGATAGGCTTATAATTATAGGCTTATCTATTTTTTTAAATTAATTATATTTATTTTACTATCCGCTCTTGACTTTAAATCATAAATAACTAAATTAAATATTGATTAAGGGTTTTGCATATTTCGCCCTGATAACAAAAATATTGAGCCTTAGGGGTGCAGTAGATTTTATTCCTGTATCGCATGAGTTAAGCGTCAACAACTCTAAGGAAGATAAATCCTGAAGGCGGAGCTTTGCTAGTAGGTCAGGATATTGTTTGTCTGCAATTATATATTGCATTGATAAGAGCAATTAAGCTCGAAACAAACAACAACAAGGAAACAACAATGACAAAACAACAAGTTGAACAACAACAACATCAACAATGGTTAAAACGTCAGGTTAATATCAAAAAGCCTGACACATCAAAGCAGGATTTAAAAGTTTCTGAAATGGTTTCAACAAATCCATTTTTTGCTAAATCTTTTGTAAATGCTTTTAATAAATTTAATGGAGGGTTTAATGCTTAATCCTTTTGCACCTTTTTTAATTATTGGCGGCTGTTTCATTACAGCCTACGCAGTTATTTCTATTATCTTTTTATTAGGAGGCATTTAACATGATTAGAAATATATTAGAGTCTTTTACAATTGCTTTATCATTACCAATTTTATTATTTGCTCCTATTCTTGGAATAGTGGCACTGGCTAACGCTCAATTTGATTTAGCGTTTATCAGTTTTATTATAGCGGCTATCGCTTTAGTTTTAAGCGGCATTTATAATGACTATTAAAACAAGCATAGAATTGACTGACGATTGCATTGTATATCAAGACAATAAAAAATTATTAATTGATTTACAGGCAACAAAGAAAAAAGCTGAGAATTTATATCATGAGCTATTATGGTTCGATGAGATAAAAAAAGCTAATACAGTTAAATTCTTTTTAACAGGAATAAACTTAACTATTAACGAGGGCAGGGACGTTGAGCCTTCATTTTAATCCAGTAACACTGATGAGCTTTAAATAAGCGAAACGCCCTAAAATATGGGCGTCTGTTACATAGTAACAAACAACAACAACAACAAAGGGCAAACAATGTTAAATATTAAACAAGTTACAAGATTACATGAATTAAATGAAAAAACTAAATCTTGCGAGGCTTTCACAACTGAAGAAATACATGAAAGAAATGATTTACAGTTTTTACGCAATAAGGAAAATGTAAATATGAGATTGTCAGGCGATAATAAATATTATCACGCTAACCAGTGTGCAATGTTTATTCGACATATAGAAAAACATGGTTTCAACGGATACCATGAGGACGACATTGAAAGCGTTTATATAACTAGCTCACCATATTACGGAGCTAGTGCAAATGCTCGTTTACTTTCAGGCGGTGAAACTCATATAAAAGCATTTAATTCTAATAAGGAGCTTTTAGGGTTTATTGTTGGCTACAATTCGGCTGTTTATAATTGCACTAAATCAAAAGCTAAAAAAGGTATTATTAATTAAAAAGCGAAACGCCTAGAAATAGGCGTCCATAGTTTATAACTATGCTGATGAGCTTTTAAGGTTCAATTGAAACAACAACAAAGGCGAACAACATGAAAATAGATTTTTACACTGAAGACACAACAGGAGGAAAGCAACTTGTAATTGTATTTGAAAAATCAAAAGGCAAGTATGAACAAAGGATTATAGGTCTATTAAAAGACATTAAAGTTTCAGAAAAAGAAGCGGAAAAAATTGAAAGTTTATTAATAGATTTAGACAATGTTAAATAGTTTATTAATAATATTAGCTTTCGTTCCTGCTCTTTTTATTCTTTATGCAATACATAAAGGTTGGACTGATAAGATAACAGAAATATTAAATTTATTTTATAGGCGTCTAAGGTTTAAATATTCAAATCAAGATTTAAAAGCAATTTTAAAATATGACCCCTTAGATTTATTAAATAAGTAACACTGATGAGACTTAAAGAGTCGAAACAAAGCCGCCTTTGTGCGGTTTTGTCTGTTACAATCTAACATTTTTTAGAATTGCAACGCCAAACAATCTAATTTTTAGGGGTAATCTTACCCTAATTTTTCTATTTTTTGATTACTTGACGGCAAAGTTCAAATCTTAATTTGATAACTTGACGGCAGTGGTAGCAATTCCATTTGATGACTAGACGGCAACAACAAACAACAACAATAAGGGAAATATATTATGCTTGATGATACTCTATTAGAAATTCCTAAATTTCTGAAAGACCACGCTATGAAGCCTGATACTACCAAATCTGAACCTAAGTCTAAATTAGGTGACACCTATATAACTAAGGACGGTTGGGAAATGAAGTATAGCTCAGGCGGCTATTGGATACCTGTAAAAGATACCAACGCTGTTGAGTCTAATAGCAGGGAAGAGGTTAGACAATATATCTTAAATGAGTTTAAGTTATTACCGCCTAACTCAATTAAGAAAAAACCTTTTCTAAAACTATTAAGACGCAATGCTCCTGACTTAAATCCTAGCTCTATTAATAGACAACTTAACAACTTGTTAAAGCTAAGAGCTTTAGAGATAGCTCAGGAATACAAGACAAAACGATTCGTTATTGAAGGTAAAAACTTTAACGCTCATTACAAAAAACTTTAGAACGAAACGCCTAGAAATAGGCGTCTGTGGATTAATTCCATACTGATGAGTTCAGTACATATTGACGCAGTAGTGCGTTATATGCTTAGATAACTTAAAATTACTGTTGGGAGGTGATTTATTATATGAAGTATAGAAAACCAAAATTGTTTAATATTTATTGGTTAAGTGCAACTACTAAAATAACGAGTATGAGTCTTGGAACTCAAACAGGATTTTTTACAGACCAAAGTAATGCACCAAACAATACTACATAGGAGATAATAATGAACTTTATTTTGTTTAAAGTAAGAGGTGAAACTTATTCTAAGTGGTCAAATTTTAAGATTACTAAGACTAAGTACGAGTTCATTATTGATTTTGCTTACCTGCGTGTATATGTGCAGTAATCAAATTTAGACTCGTAGTGTGATTTACTTATGTTACCACACTATAAAAACTAAAATAAGTAACGGAAGTATGTAATGATGACTAAAGGATATAACTTACTAAAGATTATAGAGGAAATGCGTAAGTTTGACCCATTGTTGGAAAGTCAAGCCATAGCAATATTTTTTGTGGTTTGCCTCGATGGAGGGAAAGACGGAATATCAATGCAGGATATTTCGGAGAAGCTAGACCTAGCTCAATCAACTGTTAGCAGAAATGTATTTAAACTATCATTTACTAATAGACACAGAGAGCGTGGAATAGATTTATTAGAAGCGTTTGAAGACCCTATGGAGAGAAGACGTAAGCTAGTAAAATTAACGGCTAAGGGAAAGCGAGTGTATGAGACACTTGCTGAGTTAGTCAAAAAATAGAGGAGGATATTATTAAAAATCCAAAACTACTAACTGAAATTCACAAAAAACTTACCCATAAAGGGTGGGAGTCTTTACAAGCTAAACGAGCTTTAAAAGTGATAGAGCTTTTAGGTCAAGCAATGCTTGTAACGGAAGTGAATGAGACTCATGTTGAGCATTTAGTTAATACGCTTGAGGAGCGAGGGCTACAAGGTAGCACCATTAATCGTTACTTAGCGTCTTTATCTAAAATGTTATCTTACGCACACAAAAGACATGCAATCTATCACATGGAGCGTATGCCTTTTATTGAGTGGCATGAGGAGAACGAAGGACGAGACCGCTATCTAATGCCTGAAGAAGAGCAGGAGATGATTAAGTTATTGACCGATTGGAATATGACTGACTATCTTGAGCTTTACTTATTCTTAATTGATACAGGTATGCGATTAGGGGAAGCTCTATCTTTTAAGAAGTCAAATGTAACTATCAATGAAGTTAACAATAAAAAGAAACTTGTTGTTAATCTAAAAGGTAGTCAGACCAAAAATGGTTATAAGAGAAGTATACCTTTGACAGAAAGAGCTAAATCTATTGTTTTACCACTGTATGACAATACTGAGCGTAATGACAAAATATTCTCTCATCTAAATTATTGGAGAGCAGAAAATGTTTGGCGTAAGCTCAGAAAAGAAATGGACTTACAAGATGATAAAGATTTTGTAATACATTGTCTTAGACATACCTGTGCGACAAGACTAGCACAGTCAGGTAAAATAGAATTGCACCTTGTAGGTGAAATGTTAGGTCATAGAAGTTGGGTAATGATTAAACGCTACTCACATTTAATACCTAGCAATTTATTAGGAGCGATAGATGTCTTGGATAATCATAATAATAGTCAATCCGTTACTGGATAGGCTTACAAATTAAGATTTATCCTTTGTTAAAAAAATAAATTGTAGGAGCGGAATAATCGCTGTATACAGTCAAAAATTAAAACATGCCTAGGTAGCTCAGTCGGTAGAGCAGAGGACTGAAAATCCTTTTGTACCTATCCTCAAGTAATTAGGTTGTTTAATTTTCCTCTGTTTGGCAGTATGTAGCCACTATCCGCTCCTATTAAAGTTCCCATAGTAGATACTTAAACTATTAACACAATTAATAAGGAGTTAATTTTGACAACAACAAAACTTTTAGAAGTAGTACCTAATTATAATGACGAATTATCTCACGAAAAAGAGATGAAATTACTTGGTCAACAACGCACCAATAAGCGTTTAAATTCCCATATACAAAGAGAAGAAGAGTCAGTGACTAGCTATGGTAAAGTTATGGTAGCCACGACAATCAGACCTTTAGCAGATGCCATTGAACAGTATTTTAAAACTTGTCACCATGCCACTATTGGTCAGCCACCGATTGCCTATGTAAAGATGTCTAATATTTCACCTGACATTCTAGCCTTAATTACAGGTAAACACATTATCAATACAATTACACAATCAAAACCATTAACCGCTACAAGTATATCACTAGGCGGTAAAGTGGAGACTGAGGAAGCCTTAAAGAATTTTCAGGCGTTAAATCCTGAGCTGTACGAGACAGTCAAACAAGACCTCGACAAGAGGTCATACAATTACGGCTACAAAAGACGTAAATTAAAAGAGAGTGCTAAAAGAGGTGAGGTATCTTGGGAAGAGTGGACTACTCCTCAAAAACTACATGTAGGATTAAGACTTATAGAGCTGATGATACAATCTACAGGCATGATTGAGATAGCTACAGAGACTATCAATCGTAAGAAGACTAAGATTATTAAACAGACTCAGAAAACTAGAGAATGGATTAAAAATAGAAATGGTTTCAATGAGCTTTTAAATCCTGAGTATTTACCAACTGTTATGATGCCTAAACAATGGACGTCTCCTGAGGGTGGCGGTTACTGGACGAAAGAGCTTCCTGAGTTAGACTTGGTTAAACAAAAAAATAAGATGTTTAAAAAAGAGCTTGAGAATTTTGAGATGCCTGAAGTTTATAGTGCCATTAATAACATGCAGAATACGCCATTTAAAATTAACAGTTATATCTTAGGCGTACTACAGGAAGCATGGGACAGAGGTTTGTCTGTTGGTGGTTTACCTCCAAGTGAAAATATAGATGTACCTAACAAGCCTACTGACATTGATACGAATGAAGTAGCTCGTAAAGCGTGGAAGAAAGAGGCTGTTATTGCTCATACTGAAAATGCTAGAATGTTTAGCAAGAGATTACTGTATGCAAAGATAATCTGGTCTGCACAAAAATTTAAAGACTACGAGTCTATTTACTTTCCTTTACAAATGGATTTTAGAGGACGAGTATATTGTGTACCTGCGTTCTTAAATTATCAAAGCATTGAAGGAGCTAAGGCTCTTTTACAATTCTCTAATGGTAAAGAAATAACGGAAGAGAATAACGGTGCGTTTTGGTTAGCCGTACATGGAGCTAACATGTGGGGTGAAGATAAAATTACCCTAGAGGAACGAGTTAAGTGGGTAAACGATAATGAAGACATGTTTTTTAAATGTGCTGATGACCCATTTACAAATAGAGATTGGGAACAAGCCTCAAATCCATTCATGGCTTTAGCGTGGTGTGAGGAGTGGTGGCAGTTTAAACAACAAGGCTACGGATATGTTTCTAACTTACCAGTATCTATTGACGGTTCTTGTAATGGTCTGCAACTTTATTCTTTAATGTTAAAAGACGCACAGGCAGGTAAACTCGTTAATGTAGTGCCGTCAGATAAGCCTCAAGACATTTATCAAATAGTAGCGGATAATGTTAATGAGAAATTAAAAGAAGATGCAAGAGAAGGTAAGCCATATGCACAGCAATGGTTAGACTACGGCGTTAAACGTAGCACAACTAAAAGAAGTATTATGACAATTTGTTATGGCTCAACAAGGTACTCATGCACAGACTTTGTTGTTGAAGACTTAACAAAAAGAAAAGATAAAGGAGAAGAACACCCTTTTGATATAGATGTCTTTAGACCTGCTTCTTATTTAGCAGGTGTGATATGGGATAGCATTGGAGACAACTTAACCTCAGCAAGAATAGGTATGGATTACCTTCAAAGTATAGCGAGGATTGTATCAAAAGAACAATTACCTATTCACTGGTTAACGCCTATTGGATTTCCAGTGTATCAATCTTATCCTGAAATGAAATCTAAAAGAGTTAAGGCAATGTTAATGGGTGAGGTAATTAAACCTCGTATTAATACTGAAACAGATAAAACAGATAGGCTTAGAATGTCTAATGCAATAGCACCTAATGTTATTCATTCGATAGACTCAGCATGTCTTTTAAAAACTGTAAACTTAGCTAATCTTAATGGGGTAAGAAATTTTGCAAATGTGCATGACAGTTTTGGAACAACGGCGGCAGATGTAGAGACTTTAATAACATGTTTAAAAGAGTCTTTTATTAATGTGTTTACACAGACAAACGTCCTCCAAGATTTTAGAGATGATGTGGAAGCTCAGTTACCTGAAAAGCTACGTCATAAATTACCACAAGTACCTGCACAAGGTGATTTGGAAATAGAAAATCTCAGACAATGTGACTTTTTCTTTGCCTAAACCTATGCAACTACGGATAGCAAACCACTATGGGATAGTAAAGTACCCATAGTAGACATGAAAGGTCAACAAATATGATTAACGAAAAATATAGAAACTTACCATTAGACGAAGCAGTCGCACTAATGGCTAAAGGTTGGATACTAGAGGAGATTGAAGAAGATGGCGAAGAACAATAATACAAAAATAATAACACCAGTAGGTGTTAGTCAGTACGCATGGCTAACAACGGCTGATACTCGTTTTGATGAGATAGGTCATTTTAAAACGAACCTTATTGTGGAGACTGATAAAGTTCAGCAAACAATAAAAGCTATTGATGATGAGCTTTCTAAAAGTTTATCTCTTGCACAAGAGAAAAGCAAAGGAAAGAAAATCAAACAAGCTGATGCTCCATATTTTGAGGAGCTTGATGATGATGGTAAACCTACAGGGAATACTATTTTTAAGTTCAAGACTAAAGCACAAATTATTTCTAAGGACGGCAAGGTAATACCTAACAGGGTAGCTATCTTTGACAGCAAGGGAACACCAATGGTGGACGCTAATGTGTGGTCAGGTTCAGAGATGAAAGTTAGTGCGGAGTTAATTCCTTATTACACCGCTATGGCAGGTGCAGGTGTGTCACTTAGATTGAGAGCAGTACAGATAACTAAACTTGTTGAAGGTGGTAGCAGTAATGCAAAAGGTTACGGCTTTGACGAAGTTGAAGACGGTTATAAATTTGAAAGTAAGGAAGCAGATGTTCAAGAGACGGCTGAAGAGGAGTCTGACTTCTAAACAAGTCGGACTTAGACATGGCTTCAGGTCAGGACTCGAAGAGCGTATTGCAGATGAGTTACGAAGTTATCGTGTTAGGTATGAATTTGAAGAGACTAAGTTAAAATATACTAAGCCTGAGAAAATTCATACCTATACACCTGACTTCTATTTACCTAAGCAAAATATTTATATTGAAACTAAGGGATTGTTTACCAGTCAAGACCGTCAGAAAATGCGGTTCATAAAAGAACAACACCCTGAGTTAGACATACGATTTGTTTTTAGTAATGCTAAAGCAAAGATAAGCAAGAAGTCAAAAACTACTTACGGCATGTGGGCTGAAAAATATGGTTTTAAATATGCTGATAAACATATTCCTAAAGAATGGTTAAAATGAGAAATGAAAGATTAGACACAAAATATATTGTTATTCATTCGTCTGATACATCTCCTGAAAAGGATTTGAATGTAGAAGACCTTGATACACAGCACCGTAAAGAAGGTATTTTTTCTGTTGGCTTTCATAAAATAATTACTCGTTCAGGTGAGATACAAAATGGACGAGACATAAAATTATCTGGTGTTCATGTAAACAACGCAGGAAAGATTACTAATGCTAATAGTATTGGTATTTGTCTGGTTGGTGGTAGCACTGAAGATAATATGCCTGATTGTAATTTTACTTTTAGTCAGTATCAAGCACTTGTGGAGCTTGTAAATGATTTAAAAAAGGATTATAAATCGGCTGTTGTTGTTGGCTACAGAGATGTAGCTGACGTCCTGACTCCACACTTCAATATAACGGAGTTGTTGAGTTAGTTGTTGTACCCTCTGAGTAGAAATACTCAGGGGGTTTTTTATTTCCCCAAATATTTTACCTAAAAAATTTATATGCAAAACACAGAAAGCAATTTTCTATACCATGCTCCATGCGAGGTATGTAATTCTAAAGATAACAAAGCAGTTTATGATGATGGACACACATATTGCTTTGGCTGTCAAACAACAACTAAAGAAGGAGACAATTCATTGCAACAAACATACACACCTATTAATACTGATTTTATTCAAGGTCAGATAACTCCCTTAACAAAAAGAAAAATAGATACTAATACAGTACAAAAATACAAGTATGAAACTGGTACACATAATAATCAGCCAGTACAAATTGCAAACTATTATAATAAAGACAAACAATTAGTAGCACAGAAACTACGTTACCCTGATAAAACTTTTCAATGGGTAGGTGACAGTAAACAAGCAGGTTTATTTGGTCAGCAACTTTGGAGAGATAAAGGACGTATGATAATCGTCACTGAAGGTGAAGTCGATTGTCTATCTGTAAGTAAAACTAATCAAAATAAATTTCCAGTAGTAAGTATTAAAACTGGTGCGGCAGGAGCTAAAAAAGATATAGCCAAAGAGCTTGAGTTCTTAGAAGGTTATGAGTCTGTTGTATTGATGTTTGACCAAGATGATGCAGGTCAAAAAGCGGCACTAGAATGTGCTAAATTATTTTCCCCAAACAAAGCAAAGATTTGTACCTTACCTCTTAAAGACGCTAACGAAATGTTAGTAGCAGGTAAAGTAAAAGAATTAACTGACTGTATATTTTCAAGTAAAGAATATAAACCTGATGGAATTGTATTAGGTTCTGATTTATGGAATGAGATTAAGAAGGAAGACAAGTATGTCAGTGTTGATTATCCATTTCCTAGTCTTAATATAAAAACACATGGTCTTAGAAAAGGCGAGTTAGTTACAATAACAGCAGGTAGTGGAGTAGGTAAGAGTTCATTTTGTAGGCATGTCGCTTTAGATTTATTAAAGAAAGATTTTAAGGTTGGTTACATAGCATTGGAAGAAAGCGTTAAGCGTTCAGCACTAGGTATTATGGGTGTTGAATTAAAGAAGCCATTACATTTAACAAGAGAAGGAGTAGATGAACAACAACTGGAAACCATCTTTAAATCAACTGTTGGTAATGGGAATTTTTATTTATATAATCACTTCGGTTCTACCGTTGCTGATAACTTACTTAACAAAATAAGATACTTAGCTAAATCATGTGAGGTAGACTTTGTTATCTTAGACCACTTACACATGG